GTAAATGTCCGTATACTTCATCTGTTGAGACGTGAACCATTCTAGCATTATCCTGCTTGCATAGCTCAAGTACATTTGCTGTACCTACAACGTTACTATCAATAAACGCTAGTGGGTTAGTAATGGACCTATCTACGTGCGACTCAGCTGCTAGATGTAGAATATAATCTATCTTTCCTATAAAATCCTTAAACCCGGGTCTTGATATATCTCGTACAATATGCTTTAATCTATCATCATTCAACGGTATGTGTTTAAGATCAGACCCTACACCCATCTTATCGATACATACAACCTTTATATCTGCGTCTCTATCTTTTAGGAGCTCTTCGATAACATACGAGCCAATAAAGCCGCATCCCCCGGTAACTAAATACGTCTTACTCATCCTATATATTAATACCGCTCTGCAATTTTATCAAGAGCTCTTGATAACGCCTCGTACTCAGAGATAATATTAAATTCATACTGCTCAACTACTTTAGTTGTATCCAACACGCAATTAGACCTATTTGCTTTAATTGGAATCTTATCCCAATTTTCCCAATTCCAATTATCGTTTTGTATACCACGATCTTTCATCATATCTACAATTTCTTCTGTACTGAGAGGATCTCTATTGCAGAAATTAATAGTCTCATAACCATCGTAACCTTCAGTAATATAGTGTTCAATAAAACGACATAACTCAGGTACATAAGTTTTAGAATTAAGAGTATTAACTAAGTTATCGTAGTTAAGAATTTTAGTTAGAAAAGATCTCTCATGTAGAGTATCGCAGAAAGGCATTCTTACTCTTAAATGCAATCCATAATCTGAGATACTTTCAAAGGCATGTTTAGACTTACTGTAGAAGGAAGAATCATTACTAAACATTCCAAAATTAGGCACATCGCTTTCTTCCCAATCTTTTTCATACCCTGTAAAGATACAACCAGATGTAATATGAATGATTGATGCACCTATATCCCTACAAACCTTATTGAGAGTAAGAGGTAACTTTACATTCAAGTCCCAGCAAAGCTCTTTCTTAATTTCTCCCTCATCAACATTAGGTCTTCCTGTAAACCCAGCTGCATTAATTACAACTGTATCTCTATCCACTACACGTCTCAACTCAAATGGATCAGAATAATCTAGCTCTGACCTACTAAAAAGCTCAACAGTTTCAAAATAATCATTTTGAGTTAACTGATTGAAGATATTATTACCAACATAACCTTTACCTACTATTACTGCCTTCATTTATTCTATTTGTTTTATATGAGATATAATTTGTTCTAGATTTATATCCCCGTCAGATATAGAATATTCTATTTGCTCGGTAAATCCATCTAAAAGTTCCTCTAACTCACAATCATCTTCAACCTCATAAGCGATACTCTTCATTTCATAAAGACAATCATATAGTTGTTCTACCTTCTCATTAAACTTCTTTGATAACTTAGCCATTTATGGTATTTATTGGGTAAAGCTGTTAAGTATAACCTCAATATCTGATTTTAAGTAGTTAACATGGTATGCTCTAAATGCATCATCCTTTAAATAGAATATAACACATTTTCTACATTTTTTACCTGTCTGCTTTTCATACATATACGCGTACATTGATAGCTGTAAAGCGTATACGTTAAACTCACAATTATGTAGATGATCAACTGGTTCTAACATTCTTTCACCAAACGGTGAACTAAATCTAAACTTCTTATTCGTTTTAAAATCACCTACCGTAAATTCACCATTTTTATGTTCGTATATAAGGTCAGCCATTCCAGCTACTTTAAACTCTTCATTGTAAAGTACACTCTCACTTAATATTTTATTAAAATTATCAACATGCCGTTCGACTGCCCTATCATATGATTTATATAACCAGCTAAATGTATCATTCACCTCACCATACTCAATATAGTCTTCGAGAAGCTTGTGAATATTAGTACCTCTATCGCAAGCTTTATTCTTCTCAGTTTCCCACATCTCAAGCACCATTTCGATAGGTACTCCTTCACGACTAGCTACTCGCTTAGCGTGAAATTCTTTATCAAAGGGTTTTTTATACTTACCTAATAACGTCGTAACTGAAATAAATTTTTCCTTCGTTTCAGTGTGCGTATAGGTATGAGATTTTTCATCAAATTTAATTCTCACAATTATATTTTAATGTAATTTTTGTCAATTGCAATAAATATATACATGGGTATTAAAATAACCGAATTAACTTCAGCTAGTACACTTGCGGGTAATGAATTAACCCCACTTGTTCAATCTACGGAGACTAGACAGACAGCAGTTAGTTCTGTTTTTACAGCTCTAACTTCACAGAACGACGGTCGTTATGTCTGTGGCCTTAGTTGCTCCACTCAAGGATACTTAGCATTTACCGGTGCAGGAAACGGTTCAGTAGATTTAGGTTTAAGTAATTGTAGTAATGTTCAATTTGCCGATGTAACAGCTTGTGGCGATGCAAAGGTATGTGGTGGTAGTTTAACAGTTACAGGTGCAGGAACTGATTATATTTGTACTACAGTTCCGTTATCTGCTTATGGTGGAGTTGATATATGTAGCAATTTAAATGTACGAGGTAATACGATATTAGGTGATAGTATTTGTGATACGGTAGCTATCGCAGGAGGTAGTGTGATTGGTTCGAATTTATCGGCTAATGGAAATATTACTGGTACAGGTAATCTAAGTGCTACAGGTAGTGTAGATGCTTCTGACATAGTAATTGCTGATAAAATTACACATAAAGGTGATTCGACTACATATATTGAATATCGCAATGGCCTTATGGATCTCTACGCTGGTACACAAACAAATGGCGGTCCAGGTATACAGATAGGGTCAGGTTATGTTGCTATAAATGAAGATAATGATCCAGATTTGGATTTATGTGTAAGGACTGCTGCCTCGGCACAAACTGCTTTATTTGTAGATGGGTGTACTGGTTATGTTGGTGTTAATACTGTTAACCCAAGTAAACATCTTACAGTTTGTGGCGATCTAACTACCTCTGGGTCATCTAATTCTGGTAATATTACAGGCATGGGTACCTTAATACTACCAAACTTACCAACAACTGATCCATTAATTGCAGGAGGAGTTTGGTATTGCCCAGGAGAGAATATTTTAAGAATATCTTGCTGCACGTAAGCTTTAGTTGAAAATTCCGATTTTGCTATTAAATTATAGTAATGTCAAAGCACGCTATATTTCATATCGAAGGAGGTATTGGTAAACACGTAGCCTCTACAGCTGTAGTTAAAGCATATAAAAAACAAAACCCAGATCGTAAGATTATTGTTGTTTGTGCGTGGCCGGAGGTGTATCTTAATAATAAAGATATACACCGAGTTTTTAGATTAGGTAACGTACCTTATTTTTATCAAGATTATATACACGGTAAAGATGTGGAGGTATTCGCGCAAGAGCCCTATAAGCAAACAAGTCATATTACTAAAAAAACGCATCTAATCAAATCGTGGTGTGATATGATAGGCGTTAAGTATAACAGCGAGAAGCCATATATACATTTTAATTTAAGAGAGAGAGACTTAATTGATCCACAGCTCGCGTCTTTACAGAAAACCAAACCGTTACTACTTTTTCAACCGTTTGGAGGTCCGGGTAAAGAGCACCAGCAACATCCTTACTCGTGGGTGCGTGATATCCCACCGCCTGTGGCTCAAGAGATCGTGACTAAGCTAAAAGAAAAGTATATGATCTTACATGTTTGCTACGACTTTCATCCAAAGCTAGAAGGAGCTATTAGATTCGAAAAACAGGTATCTAAAAAGGAACTTTTCAATCTTATTAATTTTTCTGATAAGAGACTCCTCATTGATTCATCGTTGCAACATGCAGCCGCGGCTCTTGATAAGCCATCAACAGTGGTATGGGTAGGTACTTCACCTAAAATCTTTGGTTATGATATGCATAAAAATGTATTACCTAAAACAGAGTTTCCTGAAGGTCATATAGATAGTTATCTTTATGATTATAACTTCACCGGTGCAGTGCATGAGTGTCCATATGATGAATTTAAAGAAATTCATACCGCGAATAGTATTATTAAGAGTCTTTAAATTCTAATAATTGATGACTGGGCTTGATATGTAGTAGCCCATCCTGCTTCGTTTGCTGTTATGATAGTAAAGTCTCCTGAGGTTGAGAGCGACGAAGCAGGAAAATACATGGTAACAATATTATCGTTACCGGACGAATAATACGAACTATCCAACTTGTAACCTGATATTGTAGGGGATTTAGCAGATGTAATTACCTGATAATTGGTATGAAAGTTATCTACATTGGAGGAGAGGTAGTAACTGTTACTTGCGTCAAACCTTTTACCATAAAGAATAAAGCTATTATCATAGCTACTCAATATAGTAGTTAAACCACGCGCAGCGTTAAAGGTCCCTGTAGTAGCATAGAAGATATTAGTGAACTCTGGGATACCTGATATAGTGACTGTTTCTGTATATGTTTTTGGTAATGTATCATTATTTCCAGATAATGTAGCATAACCTTGTTGCTCATACGTAGCGAAATCTAATTCTTTACCTTCCGGGTCGTATATTCTGTTAGCAAGATTAACATTAATAAAATTACTATCTACTCTATAAATAGTTTTCTGTATATCTTTCGGCTCTGGAAATAACCAACCTTTGATTGTAAATGATGTATCAATAACTACTCTAAATTTATCTGAATAGGTAACATCTGTAGGTGTACTATAATTTAAGTCACCAGACCATAATACCTCGGACCTTATTTCTTGCTCGTAGTCAGCACCGAAGTCAGCGGGTACCTTCCAAGATAAGATAATGTATGGGTTGTTATAAGGGACAAAATTTGATATAATTTGATCAGCGTCCGCCATATAACGTGTCATTATTGACATACTAACTGATAAATCCACCGGTACTGGCATTAAGAACTTAGAAGCCTTATTCGGATTTTCATCTAATTGGCCTGGTAGATAAGAAGGGGAAAGTTTATTAAAAACTCTAGATTCGTCTCTAGTAACACTGGTTAGATTTACTGCTACTACCGGTAGTGTGAGATTTTGTGCTTTATTAACTATATCGTACATTACTCTTTGCTTTGGAGCAAAGACGTACCTTACATCAATATTTTGCTTAGCATTACGATCTTTATCGAAACGCGAAATGACCGTATCATCAAACGCAGCTACAAACTGTGTAAGAAGATCTTTAATCTCGAAATGGTATGCCCTGTTACGCACTATATATATTTATTACGCAAATCGGTCTAGATAGTATTTAGGGAGCTTATGTCTGTTTTTTACTATACTCTCTACAATTGCAGCATCTAGTATATATGTTATACAGTGATCTTTATGAGATCGTATACCTCTACCGCAAGCTTGAATTAATGAACATAGCATTTTATTTTGATACCAGTCAAAATCCTCTTTCATTAGATTCTCAATACGCTTATCTTTAGTAGGAAGATATGGCGCCTTAATAATAATTTGAAATCTAGCTAGATCATCCTTAAGATCAACCCCATAAGACATGGATGGTGATATAAGAACGGTAGGATCATCGGTTTCCATATGCTGCTCCAAAATAACTTCATTTCGTACACCCGGCTCTCGTATTAAGAATCTACGATCTGTGAGATTTTCTGATAAGAAGTTAGTAATACTCTTATTTTGTGAATGTATAATACCCTTTTCGTTTTTATGAAACTCACAAATTTGAGCTATCTGTTTACATACCTTAGGTAAGTTCTTTTGCATATTATAGTAATTTAACTTTACCTTCGTATTGCAATAAATCGGCGCATTCTTTGCATCAAACGTTGACTCAGCCTCAATATACTTATAGTTATCAATACCTAACGACTTACAAAAATTCTTAGGATCAATAATAGTTGCCGACATAAGAATTACCTTATCAGCATATTTAAACAAATAATTCGATAGCTTGTCTACCTTAAGAGGCATAAAGGTAATAGCCTTACTATCTCTCTCAAAAATATACTCACTATCATACCAAGTTTCTAGTATAAGTGATAACTTACTGTGTAGATTACCGAGAGCAACTAACTCGTTCTTCTTTTGAATAAGATATTTAGTTTTAACCTTACTGGTACTCCCGATTGCATCCTTTAACCAATCGATACGTTCTTTTAGTGATAGTACTAAATGGTTTATCCATTTTTCAACGTTAGTACTCTTAGTTAAGAATGGTTTAACCTCAACTTCATTTTTGTAAAGAAACTCAAGGTTAATAGTACAGCTAAACTCCTTAACTAATTGGTCTTCTAATTCCGATGCTTCATCGCAAATCAAATATTCACGCTTTTTAAGATGTTCAGGTAATGCAAAGAACATATTATAGTTAAGAGTATTGAATCGTGAAGTTAGAGCTTTATTACGTTGCTCATAATACGAGCAGCACTTCTTACTCCAGCACTCTTCACGAAGTTTCGGTAAATGTAAACACGGCGCCACCTCGACCGAGTAATCCTCGTCTACAACGCAGCTGTAGTTAGACTTACCCTTTAATACCTCAACGTCGTTAAATAACTCTTTATATTGATCTTGTAGAGCCTTGGTAATTGTTAGCGCTGTACAACCAAACGACTTCTCCTCATTACACTCATCCTCGTATGCATAATTACCTCCCTGAGTTCTCTTATATGCTAGGTAACTCGTTACTATATCGCGATACTCCTTCGTACATTGATCAGCAACATTGCCTACGGTTTTTGATACCATAGATTTACCTGATCCTGTAGGAGCGTTACAGATGACAAACTTATAGCCATCAGTAAACGCTTGTTCAATATTCTTTAGAAGCTTTACTTGAGTTGGATTAGGATCATATCCAGATGGAAAGCTATTAATTAGTCCAGTTAGCACACCTAATTATAACATAGTTCATTTATTAGGCAATATGTAAAGCAGGTTGTCGTAGAATTTTGATTTAGAGCTGCAATCTAATAATTTTATGAACAGGGAGTATTGTTCAGGTATAAAGGAACTTATACGGTAGTTAAATATTAACTTATCTAACGAACCTTCAATTTTAAACGGGTAGGGTATTTCGTAGATTTTGATCTTACCGTCAATCTCTAGTGAAAGAGCAATATTATACTGTTTAATTTTAAAAAGCTTAAGCTTACCCTTTTTAATGATCTTCTTATCAGTCTTAATTACTATATTTTGTAGCAAAAAAGGCTTTAAGCTTTGATTTACTCTTTCTAAATTTATATTCATGAGTTCATAAAAGCTAGTTTTTGGTTTGCTGACATAGGATATACGCTCTCGTTAAAATATGTCCAAAATGAATCATCAGCCGGATACTGTGTTATTAAATTAGCTTGATTCATATTAATATTTCTATACCCTTGCATTAAAATATCCCATACTACAAGTAAATTATCAGCTGCTTCATTTACTTTATGCGGACCTCTCGGCGGCTTGTAGTTTAGAGTAATTCTACCATTTGTAGAATTTAGTAAGTTGTATGATTTTGTGCAGAGTATACGGCGAGTAGCAGGGAAACCCGCTTTAGGTATTCTGCGCGCAAATCTTAAGTCCACTACATTCGTTAAAAGAATAGAATCAAGCGCTGACCTCTGTATTATCATTTTTTGGTTTGCATATACCAAACATTCTTTCTTCGTTTAGAAAAACACCTTTAGCAATTTTACCTTTACCCGTAATCTCAACATTGGAAATGGTAACTCCGAGATTATTTGGAAATATAACTATATCTCCTTCTTTTGCGTACTTTGCATCAGGACCTGCGAGAATCACTCTGCCCTTACGCCACGCTTTAGTCATTGCGTTTGTCGGTACAACTATACCATTCCGTAAAACCTCGTCTCCGTTAGCTGACTCATCAGCATACTCAACGAGGAGAATATCATCGAAAACAAAACTAAGCTGGTAGTCGTCTAACCCAAAATCACCCCTACCTCCTTGTGTTAAGTCAATTAGACTTCTTGTAGGAGCCAGATTATCAATAGATGCCGTTGCCATATAATTTATTTACTAATGTTTTCTTGTAAATCAATATACGACTTTAACTCTCTTACAGAGATATTTTTATTTCGCGCAATAAGATCTAAATTATCTTCCTCACTATCTTCTTTTTTAATTTTTTTATTATACGCTATACGCTTAAACTTTAATCTCGGAATAAAGTAATAGTAAAGTCTATATTGCTGTTGCTTATCCTGAAAAACACTACCAAACCTATTTAAAGTTTCGTTAGTAATAGAAGCCATACCTTTACTGTAAAAGGATAACCACCTATTAAACATAAACGGTACAAATGATTGCTCCCCTTCCGAGTCTAAAAACTCAGCATTAGTCTTTTTAGAGTAAAATAGCTTATTTTGTAGCTGAAAGAAGTTCATTAACTAATTATTTTAGTTGTAGCAATCCACTGATCTTTAACTTCCAATTCAAACGCTTTAATTACGGCTTCCATAAATGCCTCTATCTGACTATCATTTAAGTTACTTGAATAAGCAAATCCAGGAGCTTTCTTACCCGCTTGTACGTTGATACCTGTATGACCTAAAGCAATATCTTCCTTACTATAAGTAATTGAAACACTTACTTTACCTTCCGAACGCTTCTTACTATCACTACCAATAAATTCGTCAGATACCATAATATCATCACCATCCATGTTGATAGATCTCTGGATAAGTTGACCTAACATACCTGCGATAGTAGTATTGAAGAGACGTTGAAAAGCAACCGCTCCTAATGGACATAAATTAGGTATCTCCCAGCAGAAGTTAATTGCATCCTCTGAAAAAATATAGTCATTAGCTAGTGTATCTTCCAGATCAATTAAATTATCACTTACATACATAGGAGCCCTAAAGGCTACAATATTACCGTAAGGCGAGACCTCTTTCCGAAAAAACTTATACGCGAAGCGATCGTGAATGAGATCGCCATTATATACTTGCTGATCAATAATCATACTACTATTATAGATGTTCGATTTTACTTTTCAAGCTGTAAAATGTATCCTGAATGCCTTTTTCTATACCTACGATAGTACTCTCACTTTTTAGATAGTCACCAATATAGGCTGTATCTAATCCCTCATTCTCTATTTTAATATCAACTTCGTGATCGGACAAATTATTAATTAAGCCGGCTATATCTGAAAGTTTATATTTATTTTTATATACACAGTTATACTCACCATAATCTAATGTACCTGCGATATAACTTTTAACTATATTAGCTAAATCCTTCATAAAGATAAAATCCATAAATTTATCTTTATAAATTATAATTGGCTTATGGTTAATATAATTAGTTATACTACTTCTAATAAATCTGGTGCTGAGCTCGTTACTATCAAATACACCATATATTCTTAAGTTATAAAAGTTAGGATATTGTTTTATAACATCGTTTATTACTCTCTTACTTAACCCGTATGGTAGATTGGGTTGTGTTTGCTCTGCACCTGATCCAAATTGTATAAATTTATCAAAGTGCTGCTTATTATCGAGCAAGTTATATACCATCTTTAAGTTGTTATAAACCACATCACCCGTGTCTTGTTTTAATCTACTACCTCCAACTGTTGCTGTATGAACTACTACATCAAAATGCTTACCTTTAAACCATCTGTCTGTTAATTCTTTATTTGTTAGGTCAAAATCTTTTCTCGTTATAGTAGTTATTTTATACTCACTAAAAGCTCTATTTAACGAAGTTGCAATATACCCATTACCTCCTGTAATTAGTATATTCATTTTTTTAAATTTAAGTATGATGGAGACTGATTTTTTATAATTACTTTAAAGGTGCTTGTAAGTTCTTTTATATTTGTAGGATGGTAGGTGCTAATATTTTTAAACGGTTTCATTAACTCTTTATCATCCTCAGCCCAGTGTGAGAATCCTAAGTAACCGTAATCACGGTCGCGACCTCCGCCTAATATATTAACCGGTATTTTTTCGTGATTGACATAATTACGAATCATCTCATAAGGTCTATATAAGGCAAAAGGTGTGATAGAGTAAACAAAAGGTACTTTACCTTCCATAGCTAACCCTATAGCAGTGCCCATCATAACCATTTCTGACGACCCTACATTAAAAAATCTATCAGGGAAGGTATCACGTATATCATCCCAAAGACCATAACCTAAATCGCCGGTAATAAGATATACATCTTCATTAACACGCATTTCCTCTAATAATAGTTTTGCTAGATCCTTTCTCATAATTCCGATAAAGCTTTATAATAATCGTCTTCGCTCATTATATGATAGTGAGCATTTAAATCATGTAGAAATGAAAACTCTTCCGAATTAGTTTTATGTATTTTAATATTAGGTAAGAATGCTCGAAGTCTTTTGGAAAGATACTCAGTATCAATAGTATCGTATGCGGCATATCCATTTACATTAACATGCACCTCAATATTGTTAATATTTTGCTCAACTATTGTCTTAAGCGACTCCCAAACACTACCTTCTGCACACTCACCATCACTTATTAGTACATAAACCTTCCTCTCGGGATTAGCAATCGCGCGACCTATTGCTATGGTAATACCTAATCCAAGACTGCCTGTTGAACAGTGCAAAAAGTTTTCTTCATCTCTATGAGGATGCCCTCCATGTTTTAAAAACAATTGTTCTGCATCAACACCTTTATGTTTCTCAAGACAAGCATAAAGGGCGAGTGCAGCATGTCCGGAAGATAAGATAAAAATATCATCCTCAGCCATACTGCTATATATGTCGTCTATAATAGATACGCTTGTAAAATAGCTACTTAAATGACTAAGTTTATTTTTATAAGCAATATTTAAAATTCTTTCTTTTAATCTGTACTGATCCTTCACCATATAAACTTACCCTTATAATAACTAATAATATCAGGAAGTTCTTGATCGAATTTTTTCTCTGGTAACCATCCTAACTTTCTTAGTTTAGAATCATCAAGAGCATATCTTACATCTTGACCTTTTCTACTATAAGTATTATCTATGTATGATGATACATCTGAATCTCCGTGATACTCCTTAATAATTTTCTGTATTGTGGTTATATTCTGCTGTTCGAAATCTCCTGCGATATTGTAAATTTCATTTTGTTCACCAGACTCGATAATAGTGATTATAGCATTGGCTGTATCTTGAGCATGTAACCAATTTCTAATAGGAGTGCCATCATTATGGATAGGTATCTTTTTACCCAATCCTAAGAACTTGCAAGACTTAGGAATAAGCTTTTCAACATATTGACCTATTCCATAGTTATTTGTAGGTCTAATAATGTTATAAGGTAGGTCGTAAGTTCTAGCCCATGCTAGTACTAATTGATCTGCAGCAGCTTTAGTTGCAGAGTATGGATTACTAGGATGAAGCAGGTCAGTCTCGGTATGAGCTCCGGAAGCAATATCACCATAAACCTCATCTGTACTAAAATGTAAGAATACAGGCTTATGACTATGCTCACCTCTATGATTTTTTAAAAGCTCTAGTAGATTATGTACCCCGTTTATATTTGAGTGTACAAAGTCATCACTATTGGCAATACTATTACCTACATGCGTTTCTGCAGCTACATTAATAATGTAATCACAGTCATATAGAAATTTTAAGTCATTAATATCTGTATGAGTAAATACGAAATTATCATAACCTTCAAACTCGTCAAGTAAAATAGTATTTGAGGCATATGTAATCTTATCAACGCCACGTACATGCCAGCCCTTCTTGAGACAAGACCGTGTAACGTAAGAGCCTATAAACCCTAAACATCCTGTAATATAAACAACTTTATTCATTATTAAAAAATTCTTTAATTTTATCGCACACGTAATCGACATCCTCAACAGACATTCCATGATGCGCTCCTAAAAGAAATCCATTCTCCATAATAGTATCTGAATTAGCAAATTCTTGGAAATATTCCCTATATACAGGGTGACGTGTAACATTACCAGCAAAAGTAACGCGTGTTTGTATATTGTTTTCTTCTAAGAAATTAAGAAGCTCATATCTATTCTCCGTCTGTAGAGGAATTGCTAACCAGTTAGGTTCGATAGTATCGTCAGGTAAAATAAGCTCTGAAACGTCCTTTAGATTATCTAAATAACGCTTAATGTTCTCACGTCTCTTGCGTAAAAACGTATCTAATTTTTTGACTTGCACTAGACCGAAAGCTGCGTTCATCTCTGAACATTTCATATTGTATCCAAGTACACCATATAAGAATTTATAATCATATGCAATACCATCTACTTCATGTGCAAAGCGATCTGACATATCCTCACTATTATCACCTATTCTACCCCAATCTCTATACTGTAAGCATCGTTGTTCATATTTCTTATTATTAAACATTACCATACCACCAGTACCTCCAGCTGTAATAACATGACTTGCGTAAAAACTTGTTGTAGAGATATCTGTCTCTGATGTATGAGTTACTGTATCAGCAGAATCCTCAATTAAAATAATATCATCTCTTCCTATCTTAACTAACTCTTCTTTTATAGATTTCCAATCAGGCTTGTTGCCTATCAAGTTAGGAATCATTAATGCTTTGGTTTTAGCTGTTACAGCATTAACTACATCTTGCACATCAACCACATATGAGGTAAGATTAACATCTACAAACACTGGTGTAAGTCCGAGTTGAATAATAGGAGCCAATGTAGTCGAAAATGTACAAGCGGGTGTAATAACTTCGCTACCTTTAGGTAGGTCAATAGAAGCTAACGCAAGTAAACAAGCTGATGAACCTGAATTTACAAAGACACCATATTGTTTTCCGAAAAATTCTGATACTTCTTCTTCAAATTGCTTACTCCGTTTACCGAAGCCAGCAATCCAACCATCACGCAAGCATTCTTCAACTGATTTAATTTCTTCCTCACCGTAAGATTCAAACTTATTAGGAGCGTACCATATTTTTTTTGTAGCTTTCATTTTTTAATATTTTTATAGTGATTAATTAATTTAGTAACTATATCGTCTATTGTATATTTTGGCTTAAACCCGTAAGATTTCAACTTTTTAATATCTAAATATGAATGTTTTGTTTGAACTATATTATGAAATTTAGTTGGCTCAATATTAATAACCCTCGATTTAGATTTTGATACCTCCATACCCTTCTCTATAATATCTAAAAACTTATACGGTCGACCGGCACCGATGTTAATAATTTGATTTGTGGGTGCAGTATCTGTACAAAGCTTTAAAGCATCACATACATCATCAACGTGAATATAATCTCTTAAAACTTCACCACCGTAGTATAAATGCAGGTCGCGATCGTTTACCATTTCATTCATAAGAAATTGTAACGCATTTTTCTTTCTAGAAATCTTACCATCACCAGGTCCGAGCACATTCGCCAATCTAAAAATTCTATAGCGTATGTTAAATGTATTGCAAAAGCATATTAACATTTCTTCAGCGCATCTTTTAGTAATAGAGTAAAATCCTGTAGGGTTACACTCCGTAGTATCTTCAGAAAACGGTATATTTGGATTTTGACCATAAACAAACCAAGAGCTAATAAAATTAAAAACGAGATCTTCCTTTTTATTAGCTTCGATAACTTTCATTAACTTTGTTAAGTTAGTTTCTATATCAATATGTAGATCGTTATGTATATTGTAATTATCTACTGTACTAATAAAATATAAAATATTACTCGATTTAGCTTTGTCGTCTTCCCTGTCTATTTCAATTACATCATCAGGATATAAGTCAGTAAATCGACTACCTATAAACCCCTTCGATCCAAAAACAGATAATTTATTTTTCTCACTATTCATTATACCTACCGTCTAACATAAAAAGCATCACCCCATTTTTCACTCAATAAATGTATACCAGCTCTATGTAAGCCTTTCGAAGATAAGTACTCTTCTAAATCTACTAAGAGATCGTTACCTTCATAAACCATATCATCGTTAATTTCTGTATATACATAATCAATGTTATCGATATAGTCACCCATACTTTTTAATGCTCTAAGTTCGACTCCTTGAAGATCTAAATTGAGCATATTATAATCTTCCATTTTAAGATCTTCCTTTTCGATAATATATTTTAGTGTATAAGCCTTCTTAACCTCCGATTTAATAAAATCAACACCGGGGTAATAACGCTTATGTGTACCAAATTCTAGTACAGAAGAAGATTGTGTATTATTTGTTATTTTAAATTCAAGCTCTTTACCATCTTCATCATAAACTAGATAATTAAAAACTTTATTTTCTGGCAAATTACCGACCTTACTCTCCACTATCGGAACTAACTCTGAGTTACCTTCAACCCACACAACCTTACTAATACCATGCCTTTCATAAGCGTCACTTTCTTCAGCATGATGGGCACCACAATGAATAATTCCTTTTATATTGAGATCAAATTTTTGATTAAGCAGGTCAAGAGTCATAAACATAACGAAAATATTTAGACGTGTCTTCGATTAAATCAATGTCATTTTGTGAAGGTGTTAACTTCCACCATCCCTTATTACTGTTATAAGGTACTATTACCTTTCTCGCATTACCTAAAAAAGCTGCCCACCAACTAAATGATGAGTGAGATAGCACTAAAAGTTTACTTCTACATAAAAATTCGAAATCGGATATTTTATCCGTACTCACTACTTCACCTCCATCAACTGCTTGTAGTATATCATCAATAATTGTATTATCAGGATCATCTGTTACAATAAAATACTTATTATATTTTTCTCTCTTTAATATATCAATGAAGATATCTGTATCTAATTGCCAACCTAGTCCCATATAATCACCAAGTCTTACATGTAATACTAAATCATTTTTTCCTGGTGTTTTCTCAAGTTTAATATCAGTCTTAAACCATTTTAATAGCTTATCTCTATGTGCATTATAAAATTCTTGCCTTTGAAAAAATCCCTCAACTTTTATGTTACCTTCAAAATCTGCAACTTCTTGCTCTATATAAGTTTGTGGACCTACTTCGGTACCGTAACCTATTTGTAAAACTGGAGAGGTTATGCTTTTTCTATCTGTTATATTTTTAACATTTTTAAAAAACTGACCTAATTGATCTAAATTTGTAGTATCTAAATTATAGCCCTTACTATCTGCAATTATACGCCCTAGAGCATATTGGAACATATTATTACCTAAACCACCTATTAATTCAACATCAACCATTACTCATTCAAAATTAAATGCTCGTATTTACTAATATTATTAGATATATAGCTAGGTAAGTAATTATCTAATCCGACATCTTTTAATTTATGCATCTTTACGCTCGGATGAAAGGGATTAACTCTATCTTTTATACATTGTTGTATATAGGATTTCTTTTTATCTCTATGTTCACTATGTAAAAAGTTTTGTAGTTTATACTCTACATCTCCCATATAGGAAAAGTGCCAACCTCTCAAATCAGGTAAATGTTCGAAAATTATTTCTGGCGACCTACTCTCGTTTCTAAGAATATGGCGTGTTATTTCAAAATTTTTAGCTCTAAGACTCTTTAAAAGACTATATTTTAAAAATAGAGGCTGCCACCACATGTTAGGTTGCGCTATTAAATTTAAGTAAAAGTATGCTAGTAAAGATCCCCATTTATAGATTTTTTCACCGTCTATATTCAGATCTATCTTTGCAGGGTCCCATATTTCATCAATATCAGATATAAAAACTATATCGTCATCCTCGCAATGTCCTAATCCACGTTCTATACAGTCCCTTTGATGATGCTCAAAAGAATGATAAGTATGTTCAGGAAAATCATCTACTATAATATGTTCTATTTTAGAATTAAACTTTTTAAATAGGTGTTTATTCTCTTGATAGAATAACGGTTTAGGTTTGTTTTGATGACTTCTTGTTGATTCTACTAAAACGAATTTATCGACGTGGTCATTTAAGGTGTTTAACCTAACCTCTAATAGTTCTAGTTCATTGAAAAACGTAAATGTATCTACAACTTTCATAATATTACTGCATCTCTTAGTTTTAATTTATCTTTAAATTGCTGACCTTCACCATAGTGAACAGTTTCAACAACACCTTTACCGTGAAATCCGAAGCTATTTTCTAGATTATACTCAACATCATGTAACTTCGATTCTAATGAAAACAGAGCAGCTAATTCTGTTGGAGCAAACTTGCAACCATTATTTACAAAGTGTTGTCTTTGGGTTATACAAATTTCACCATCTTCATGACCTCCACCCCACTGTATTGCACGACATAAATTTACTAATTTTTTACTACGCAAACTAAAGCCCCCGTTACCAACCCTATTATTTCCTTCTCCACGCCAAGGAGCTCCTATGTAATCATAATTTAAAAATTCATTAGTCCACTTATGTGGATTTATTACAAATCCGTCGTCATGTATTATTAAGACAAAATCTGTTGTAAAGTATTTATATAACTCATGTAAACAAAAAGAGCTATATGTGTGATGCGTTAACTCGGGTATCTTTATATACTCCACACCATCAGGAATAATGTCTGGCTTTATATGAGAAAGAATAATGCTTTTAGCAAAATTAATTTCTTGCATACTATATTTAAGAGCCTTTACCCCTACATTAGGATTAACTCCATCTATACAAATAATTGTAACATTATCTAAATTAAGAGACATTATACCATAAATTATAATATGTTAAGAGTATGATGCAACTATTCTTTTAAGCAAAACTCATGAATACCCATTCCCCAATCACCTAAGTTAGGTATGTTCAATTCTTTTGTATATTTCTTAATATACTCTAGCTTATAATTTGTTTTCATATCCTGACTTTCGTAAATCTTCTCATCTACTTTTAGCTTGATAGGGTATTGGGAATATTTCCAATTAAAATTATTTACTGATACATCATACGCGCTTGCCTCAATAACTTCTGCACCATGAATCTCCCTGTTAACATAGTCGTTAATTTTCCAAAAATATTGCTTAACACCCACCCATCTCTTACTCAACCATTGTAAGTGTGCTATGAATAATTGCGACGGGTTAATTGCTTTAGATTTAGATGCAGGTGGTAGATGTAAAGAATGCATTTGAGCTGTTCCGAAGTCACCTTGTGATGTATATGAACCAGCTCTTACTTTAAAATTATTTCCCCACGGTCCGTCAACTCTTACATTGTTTTGACTGGTATACTGTATCCATTGAAGATTAAAAACTGTATCCGGATTATTCTCTAGTAAGTTTTCTAAATCTTGCTTAGTAAAGCTACCATCTAGATATTCATCCGAATCACAACATATAATTTTATTACTGTACTTGTATGCAGCGTTATATAGTGGCTGCCTTTCGTCAGTCTCCATCTTAAGCTCCTTAATGTAATTTTCCTTTTTATTACCTTCGATGATTTCTAATATATTATACTTATCTTTATTAGCTTTTAAAAAATCAACAGTATCGTCAGTCGACCCATCATCGTAAAAAACAAAGCCATCCGCATATTTTGACCATAACGGTAACATCTCCTTAATTAAGAATGCTTCATTTTTGGTTCTAGTAATTTGTACTATCATTTTCTTTTAATTTTAGAAGTTATATATGCAGCGACTAGTTCCTGATCATAATGCTTACTCCAGTATTCTATATTTTCTTGCTGTAATTCTTGTAGACGGGTTTTATCATTAAGTAGCTCTAAGACTACCTTTGACGCGTCTGTTTCAAAATTAGTAACCTGCATTACTGGTAAGTCATTATATATTTCTGTTTCTGGTAGTTTAGGACAAACAATAACGCAACCACACATCATCGCTTCATACCATCTATATGTCTCTGCACTTATATTACCAGGAGGACAGAAGGCTATCTTACTGTTATAAAGTTTATCATAATATTGCGGACCTTTAAACCCCTGCATAAACCCTCTTGTTATATTAAAATCAAAATTATATTTTTTACGGCTATCGCTCTTTGTTAAGAATTCGATATTTTTAATCATACTATTATACCTATTCTGTGATGACATATGCCCTGCAAAAAATACATCTATCGATCTATCGGTTATTTTTTTAATATCTTGAACATGCTCATTTTCTATAATTATATTACCGTTATAACCGAGTGGTAGAGAGAATAAATTATCATAAAGTTCTTCTTCTTCTTTAGTAATATATTGATTGAATATTATATCATATTTATCTATCAATTCTCTATGATACTTTGTATCATATTCATCCCACATACCTAATAGTACATTAAACTTTGATTTATCTACTTCTATTTTTCCACGATCTGTATGCTCCGCGGATAAGTTCTCTAAAGTAAAAATAACATTATCATCCTTAATTAGTTTATGTAGTTTAGCTAAAACATTCTGAAAAAAATCATGTTTATGTATTAAATCTTTATTGTTTACCTTCATACCTTTACTCCAATCTCGGTATCAACTACATCCCAATTCGGTTCGACATTAATATAATCTGCGATCTTCTTAACATCATCAATTCTCTCCTGAGCTAAATCAAACCATAGTTGATCACTAATAGTATCCTTATTATCAGATAGCATTCTATCAGCAACCTCATCTTTCTGCCTATTGCCGAAAACCCAATGATTATGGTGAATATAAATATCTTCACGCCACTTAACCCTATCCACAGCTTTAAAGGTCTGATAAAGCCATTGATCAGACCAATTAATTAAGAATTCCTCTCTACACAAATAACCAACAACATCTGTGTATTTTTTATGTATAAACGCGTTTACACAAATTTCATCTTTTTTTCTAAACCCGTCATAGCAATGTACTAATTTAATTTTGTCTGTTGGTAAATTATCCTCGTTAAATTCATCTAATATTTTTACGTCCCAATCCTTTGTCTTAAAGATCATATCATCACCAACGTAACCTAAAATATCCCCTTCAGCGTGCGGATATAATTCGTTCCAAATTTTATTTATACCTATAAACTTACCATCATTTTTTATATCTACAACCTTTACGAATGGGATACTATTAGCAATTTTATAAGTTGTTTCTCTTGCTGGATCATCTTCATCTACTCCAAATATTAACTCTACATTATTAATATCATTAACAGAAGTAATGATAGAACTAATAAGAGTAAGTTTTAAATTTAAGCGTTCGCGACTAGGTACTAGTAAACTTATTTTTTTCATTTTTTAATTTTTTAAGATGTTCTATTACTTCACTGATAGGTACATCAGGCACTTGTACAGGGTGGACATTATGTCTATGTAAGAAGTATATTGCCGACTTTTCGATATTCGACTGCCAATCACTGCGAGGTCTTATAGAAGAGTTATTTTCAGAACATGCTTGCTCCTCTACATAGTCTAAACTATTAGCTATATCAGACCACCACCAATACGGGGTACTGTAGCCTGCTTTAGCTAATCTATAAGAATGGTCAACATGTTCAAATGCGTTAGTATAGTTCTCATCATGTAATCCAATATCTTCTAGGCACTCTCTCGTATAAAAGGTAACTGCACCGACACAATGTTGATTGAGAGCTATTTTTATATCACCGTAATCTACAACTTTACGTGGTGTAGGCTTACCACCACTAATACCAGCCTTGTTAGCAGGTCCGTGATAACCAAACATAAAGTGCTGTATACCGGTAATTTTCGAAGCTGTAATATATGTTTTAAATATATCTTTCTTAAAGCGCATATCATCCTCAACTAGTATGATATAATCACATCCCTTATCTAATAAATGTTGCATAGCTGTGTTCTTAGCCACACCTACCCCAACACCACCAGTTTCAATATACTCCCCGTTGGTACACCTTACCGGTTCACCGTCATTAACTGTTACGAGTTCATCATACCAATCAGCATGTATCGAGTCCATACAAACCCGATACATGTCTTCACGGTTGCAGGTTATAATTGCTACCCCTATCATCATCTTTTATTCCAAATTTTGCAAATAGTTCCTTTTCCTTTGTTTCTTTATCTAGAGCTGATTGTTGCTGTTTAACAAGAGCTTCTAATTCATCAAGATTATCAGGATTTAAAATAGAGTGTTCATCACCATACATTCCCCCTTCTGGTGTAATATACTCAGCAAGTAGATCAATACGTTCTTGCGTACCGTTAGGTAATAATATAACTGCTGGTGAGTCATCTTTAGGGTAGAAAACATCAGCTTGCGGATTTTGCATATACTGTTGATATAAAGAATCAAAAATATTATCTACCTCTTTGATATATTGTAGATCTGCTTCTCTTGATCCGTCTTCCTTTACACCTTCCTTTTCGTCAAACTTACACAGGAAAATTATATCTAAGTTTCTTAATGATTCTTTACATAGTGTAATTTGTTCTGTAACAAACTCTTTTGTAAAGCCTTCTTTATTTTTATCATTACTCCATAACGTATAAGCTACAGAATCTAATGGACATCTATCATATACTACACAGTCATCCTTACTATTCTCAATTAATTGATCAACCATAAAGTCCATAACCTGAC